AAACACACTAACAGTGAAGCTAAACAAAGCGTCAAGAGGGTCTGGGCCACTCGATCTCCCACCGAACGTCTTGAGTGGTGCTCCTTTCTCTCTGATCTTAGACAAGTCCCACTGAGGGATCTGCCCTGCATACAACAGGCTGATGAGTTCCTTGAATGCTTTAGCCCACCCCTTCTTGCTGTCTGCAACCTTGATGACTGTGTCTGTCTCTTCAAAACTCTCTCCCACTTCTGGTAGTTTACTTACTGACTGTCGCTCAACACTGAAGCCTACCCCTGTACCACACATAAGCACGTACAATATCTCATCGAACACACGTATATGATCCACTGCTATGTACGAACAGTTGAACCCTGCCATGTTGTCGCGGTCAAGTGCTGGGCCAGCGGTCATGAGGCTACGCATACTAGGCATCACCTCTAGGTTCTCAATAGCATTGGCTATCTCAATCCCTTCCTTATCGTTAATCATCCCCTTGTCTTTCCAGAAGTTGACATAGCGTAGAACTGTCTCCTCCCATGTCTCACGTCTACCTTCCTCCCATAGGTAACGTGCGTAGCGGCTCTTGTGTATGAACGATTCGTATACACCCATCTTCTTACTCGTCATGCTTTTTAACTCCAGTTAGTAATAGTTTGTAGATTATTTTATCTGTTTCGTTTGTTGCGTCCTGCAACTGCCTCATTGTCTCCTCCCTCTCCTCGTCCTCTGTCACAATCTCATAAATCTGAAGGTGTTTGACAGGGACGGGCTTGGCAGCGTCAGTGATAAGGCAGTGGCCTGCCTTCCACTTCTTTCGAGTGTCCACTAGATTGTCTCCGCTACAAACTTACGACAACCTATTAGATACTTCACATCCATGTCCTTCAACGACTCCTGCATTGCAACAGAGAAAGTCTCACATTCCCTCTCTGTTTGGAATGCCTTGTCGTGTAAGTGAGGAGGACTGAACTCCCCGTTCAATACCATAACAAACACCATCACATAGATATTCATTGGTCATACTCCTCTGTGTGCTCAAGTAATATCTCCAGACAATGGATTGCTTTCTTGATGTCCTCCTTTTGGTTGAGCTTCTTACGTGTGAGGTACTTGTTCACCTTAGTGTACACAGCAGCACGTAGTCCATAGTACCCGAAGTTAGCATACGTAAGCTCGAAGGGTTGGATGCCTAAGTCAGTGTAGTGTGTACCTCCTACCTGCTCGTCCAGCTTAGCCTCCCTTGATACCTTAGCTGCTCGATCCCACTCAGATGGTGTTACGTCGTTTAAACTTCTCATTACACATTACCTCCACGTAGATTGCTTGTGTCCACTGCCTTCGGACTCTTACCCCATGTACCACACTCACCACAACGGAAGCGTCTAAACTTAGATGCGTTAGTGTAGGAGTAACCACGATACTGAATGTGCTTACCACCACAGTTGGGGCATGTGTCCCGCTCACCACTATACAACTGACGGTTAGGATGATTGGTTATCCAAGGCAGTAGCTTCTCATACAACTCCTCAAGTAAGAATACATCCTGTATGTTGTACCGCTCCATCCTCTTCTGACAATCCTTATCACCGTCCATACATCCTTGCCACAACTTCATACCCTCATGTGCTACCTTCTGACCTATCCCTAGCTGCTGTGCTACGTAGTCTAGCTTGCGTGATGCAGGCTTGAACTTCTGTCGCACTGTCTGTAGTAGGTCTATCTCCTTGTATGGAGCAGGAGGTGTACCACCCATCTGTAAGAACTCCCAGTTGAGTGTAGGGATGTCGAACTTCTTACCGTTGTAGTGGATGACAGCATCAGCCTCGTCTAATAGATCCCACATACGTCCAACGAAATCCTTAGTACCGTCCCACTCAGCGCCAAAGAAGAACTCTCCCTTCGGTGCACCTACCCATCGTGCTGCCCAGCAAGCAGTACGTCCTGCCTCCACTATCTGGTTGAGTCCGATACGTTGGTCGAACAATCCCCAGCAGTATGCCTTGTGCGGGTAAGTTTCTATGTCAATCATTAATGTTTTCATTCTTCATCTTCCTGTTTGTAGGGGATAATCTTACTCAATAAGAATATTGAGAAAGCGAAGGGTAGGAATACAAACCACACTATACACATCCAAGGTATGGTGAACAGCAGTATGCCTGTGTTAAGGACTAGCGAGTAGACCTTGTTAAGCCAATGGCTCAGTAGTATGATAATCATTTCTTACTCTCCTGCGTCTTGATGTCGTGACATTTCTTACACAGTACCTGAAGGTTATCAGCCTCACAGAACAGTGTCTCTACAAACCGAGGCAGGTCAGCGTACTCCTTCAAGCTGCCACACTCTTCGATGTGATCCACTGATACCTCTGTTCCTTTCTTCCAGTTCTTACAACCTGCACATTGATACTCAAACCTCCTCCGTTTATCGCTGCCCTTGTATGGACGCTTGGCTGCATTCATTACATCATACTTAGGTGGCCACTTCATACTCTTCTGCCTTAGCCCACTGCGTATGAACCCGAAATACCCTGACTCCGTATACCTACCACCACCTCTAGTCTTCGGTACTCTTGCTCCCATCACTGTCTCCCGTTGTTGGTATATCCCACATCACTGGCTTACCTTCACTGTCCAGCTCTCTCACCATCCATAACAACCTGCCCATCTCAAGCATGTGTACCCTCCACTCATCACCATGCTTCTCCTCATACGCACCTTGCACTACCTTGAACAGCTCCTCCTCTGTCTTACACTCATGCAATAGATCGTATGCCTTGACAGGGCCACACCCTTTGAGTCCTAAGATGTTATCGACAGTGTCACCTGTCAGTAGCTGGCTGTAGAAGAACATCATACCCGTACCCCTGAGCTTCTTGTTCTTCCCTTCAGTGATGGACAGTGCTCCATGCTTGTCCACCTGCTGCTTAGCAAAGCCAGCCTGCATCCCTGTCTCCCATCCGTAGTGCCAGCCCTCCACCATGCGTAAGTCCTTATCCCTTGTGCAGATGATGGTGTTCTCACTCTGCTCAATAGACATGGCATCATCAGCCTCCATACCTTCTACCAGTACAGCCTGTGGTAGTGATAGGGCATACGCCCGAAGGTTCTCGTAATGGAATGGCTTCTCTGCCTTACGTGTCCCCTTGTACGGCTTGGTTACAGCTATGTCAAACCTGAAGTTACCCTTACCTGTGACGTAGAGGGTGTAGCTGTCAGCCTCAACAGCAGCTACGATGTCCCTCACCTTCCCGTCAAACACCTCCTTAACATAATCAAAGCTGGACACCTCATCGTCCAACTCACCCACTGCTGCACACTCGTATAAGAGTACGTCGCAATCAATCAATGCTTCCATTACACCACCCCGAATAAACCATGAAGGAACATTAAGCCTACGAATATAACAGCACCTAGTGCTGCCAACACACAACCACATACTGCTAGTGTAAAGCCTACGTTTACAAAGAACTTACTCATCTACTATCACCTCTTCAATTACATTACAATCTACTGTGTACTCATCTAGCAAATGGATGTCACACTCCGTTATCTCCTTCCCCTTGTCTACACACTGCCAGTAGGTGTCTACTATACGTGAGTAGCATTCCATCTTAGTCTCAGTGATGGCCGTCGTATCCTCACAGGCTATACACACAGAGAAGGGGAACAAAGTTAGGGCTATAAAATTTTTCATGGTAAATTATCCTCATGTTGAGGGACATCCTTGTCCCATGTGTTAGTTATCCGAAAGGATTGACAGCAGGCTCTTGTACTGGTGCAGCTACTGTACCACCGTAGAGCATAGCAGCAAGCGTTGACCCCTCGAAGTTCTCGTTGCCCTTGATCTTCTCCTGTAAGAACTCAGGGAAACTGTGGAACACCGTTACATCAGGTCGGTCAAGACTGAACACCGTTGCCTCGTTCACTAGCTCAGCCACTTGCATACCACTCATGATGGGAGAGGTGCTTCCGATGTTGGAATACACAATAGAAGGGTCGTCCTTCTTAGCATTGTGTACGATAGTGAGGGCTACAGGCAGTCCCACCATCATCTCCCAATCCCCTTCCATGTGCAGGGTTGGATCGAGTGCTAAGTATCGTTGCGTACTCTTGGCTCGGTCAGCATTCAGGCTATAGAATGGGAAGTCCTCACTGATCCATCGGGGTCGGGTGGTGTCATCGTTACCATCCTCGTCTTTCATGAACTCAGTGGTCAGCTCATACGTGCAGCGGATCATCTGAATAGGGTCTTTAGGTTCACCCTTGTAAGGACGACGTGGCTGTACACCAAGGTCAATCACCTGTACTAGACGAGCTGGGTAAGTACCCACTGCTACAGGATCAGGACGTTGGAATTTGCTGTTGGTTGATGCTAGTTTCTTTGCGTTCAAGCTCATAATATAGTTCTCTCTGATTAGTTTGATTTCGTTTCTGATTCAGTCTGAAGTTTATTTCATACCACCTCCTCTAGCTTATACTTAACACCGTCTACCTCTACTATCTTACCACTACAAGGCTTTTTCATACGGCTGTTAAACTCTGCTTCTGTTAGTTCCTTACCCTTTAGATACCAATCCTTAGAGCCATCAGCCCATTCAACAGCTGGCCCATCTTCTCTATGTTTTTCATCATTTAGATACCAAGACTT